ACCACCTTCTGGACCATCCGCAGCCTCTGATGATCCCTACCGCTGCCCTACGTCAGGCCCTGCAGCCGCCACCAGTAGACCCCAACTCTGCGGCCTACCAGCAGGCCACCCAAGACGCCATCAACGGCATCCTCTGGATCTTGGAAGACCGTCTGCAGCATCCCCTCGCACCTTCGGCCAAAGGTGAGCTGCAGCGCCTGCGCAACCTCCTACAAGACCGCGCAGCACTGTGATCACCTTCACCGTGGCAGGGATGCCGCCAGCTCCTATGGGCTCAAAACGGCACGTCGGTAATGGCCGCATGATCGAGTCCTCCAAAAACGTCAAGCCCTGGCGCTTTCTCGTTCAACAAGCAGCCGTTGCCCTCAACCAACCAACCATCACCGGCCCTGTTTCCCTCTCCTGCATCTTCCTCTTTCCACGCCCCAAGTCTCACTACACCGCCAAAGGCACCCTCAAACCTTCCGCCCCTACCTTCCATTCCGTCAAACCCGATGGCAGCAAGTGTCTCCGCTCTACTGAAGATGCTCTTGTGGACGCTGGCCTTCTGCAAGACGACGCTCGCATTGCTATCTCCTCCCACACCAAGCGCTACACCACACCCTCAGAACACCCCGGTGCCATCATCACCATCATCCCGTTGGCAAGCTAACGGCAGCCGTCCAGGTCCTATGGAACCCTGGTCCATCGTTGGCGAATACCCCTTTGACGGTGAGCCGTTTGGTCTCGTCATGCAAGACGATTCCACCTTCACCGAAGCCGAATACATCGCCCGCCAACTGCTTTCCACCTACCGCGTCACCGGCACATACTTCCCCACCCACCACGACTACCCCCTCCACGGGCACTACCTCTTTACCTACACCGTTGCCCCTGAAACCATCCCCCGCTTAGCCACCATCTGGGCACACTCCTACGACGATGCCCAGCTACGCCTTACCGTATTGGCACAAGATGGCACCCTCTTTATGCCATCAGCCGGTTAAACTCTGGCCATGGCAAAGATCTCAGACCTTAAGTTCGACCAGAAGAACGCACGCAAGCGCACTGATAATTCCACCCGCTTAATCCAAGAGTCCCTACAGCGTTACGGCGCCGCTCGCTCCATCGTCATTGACGAGGACAACCGCATCTTGGCGGGCAACGGCACCATTGCTGGCGCTCAAGCACTAGGGCTAACGAAGCTCAAGGTCGTCGAAGCTGCAGGCGACGAGATTATTGCTGTGCGCCGCTCTGGCCTCTCTGAAGATGAAAAGGTCGGCCTAGCCTTAGCCGACAACCGTGCCGCCGAGCTGTCCGACTGGGACGCGCAAATGCTGCAGCAGCTCAGCGAAGAGCACGACATCTCACCCTGGTTCAACGACGAAGACCTCAACGAACTCCTTGCCGTAACCGAGCTACCCCCTGAAGAAGGCAAGACCGACCCCGACGACGTTCCCGAGCCACCCGAGCAACCCATCACCAAGCCCGGTGACCTCTGGATCCTCGGCAACCACCGCCTGCTCTGCGGCGACAGCACCAGCATCCAGCACGTCGAACGCCTCATGGATGGAAGGAAGGCGGACATGGTGTACTGCGATCCGCCTTATGGGATGAACCTCAATACTGATTACAGCCAGCTAAAAGGATCAGCAAAGAGCCCAAATGCTAAAGGCTACAAATGGAAAGAAGTTATTGGAGATGACAGAGACTACGACCCCTCGCCGCTGATCGCCTTCTTTCAAGATACGCCAGAACAGTTCTGGTGGGGAGCAGATTATTACTTTGAATGTTTACCTCGTAATGGGAGCCTTCTCGTCTGGCAAAAGCGAGACAAGGCAGACGCTGAAATGATTGGGAATGACTTTGAAATCTGCTGGTCACGCCAGCGCCATAAGAAAGCAACTTTCTGGAAGCGATGGGTCGGATTTGATTCTGTAGAAAAAGGCGAAAAGCGTGTTCACCCCACGCAAAAGCCTGTCGATCTCCATTGCTGGGTTTTTGGTCAATGGGGTAAGTCGGGTGATCTTGTCGTTGACCTCTACGGCGGTTCAGGCTCCACCCTCATCGCCTGCGAGAAGACCTCTCGCCACTGCTGCATGATGGAACTTGACCCTGCCTACGTTGATTGCATCGTCAAGCGCTGGGAAGACTTCACCGGCCAAACCGCCATCTGCTACCCCTCAGAAGCTCACTTCACCGAGGCACAGGAGGCTGCCTGATGGCACCCCCTCGTGGTCCAAAAAAGGAAACCCTTGAACGCGCTGAGCGCTTTGCACGCATCATCGCCACAGGTGGACGGCGCTCGGATTGCATCCGCTACGCACGGGAAAACTGGGGGGTCAAGGACGATGCCTGTGACCTTTACCTCCGCGTCGCCCGCGAAAAGCTGAAGGCTGACTGGGACATCGAACGCCCCCAGATGATTGCTGACCTGCTCTCGCAGTGCTCCACGTTGCAGCTAGAGGCACGCCGCGCTGGGCAGTACCACATCGCTTTAGGTGCCATTAACACCGCCGCCAAGCTGGCCCAGCTCTGCTCGTGAGCATCCTTGCTGCTGTCCGCGAAGGCCACGTCCTTCAGCAGCTCGGCCAAAGCGGTGAGGTCATTGATACGGCCAACCTCCTCACCCGCATCCGCGCTGACCTGCACCCTGGTCAGCTGGCCTTTGTCGATGACACCAGCACCCAGATCATCGGCATTTCTGCTGGTTACGGCGCTGGCAAGACCCGTTCGCTCTGCGCCAAAGCAGTCCACCTAGCCGCTGCCAATCAAGGCTTTATCGGTGCGGTCATGGAACCCACCGGCCCCCTGATCCGCGACATCTGGCAAAACGACTTCGACGACTTCCTAGAGGCCTACGACATCCCCTATACCTTTCGCGCTTCGCCCTTGCCTGAATACACACTGCACCTGCCTGGCGGTGACACCAAGATCCTGTGCCGATCCTTTGAGAACTGGTCGCGCATCATCGGTTTGAACTTGGCTTGGGTATTGGCCGACGAGATTGACACCGTGGCACCCAGTATTGCTAGCAAGGCCTTCCCAAAAATCCTGGGCCGCTTGCGTGCCGGCAACGTGCGCCAGTTCGGCGCAGCATCCACCCCGGAAGGCTTCCGCTGGATGTGGAACACCTTCGGTAGCGACGAGGCCCAGCAGCGCCCTGACCGCAAGCTGATCAAGATGCGCACGGCAGACAATCCCCACCTGCCGCCGGACTTCATTGAGCGTTTGCAGGCCAACTATGACCCACAGTTGCTGCGCGCCTACCTAGACGGTGAGTTCGTCAACCTGACCACCGGCCAGGTCTATGACCGCTTCGACCGCACCAAGCACGTCCGCGAAGACATCGCCCCCATCGAAGACGAAGAAACCATCCTTGTGGGTATCGACTTCAACGTGGGCAATACCAACGCTGCTCTCGCCGTGCGTCGCGGGCGAGAACTCTTCTTCTTTGATGAGATCGCTGGCGCCCATGACACCGACGCCATTGGCCAAGAACTCCGCCGCCGTTACCCTCACGCCCGCATCCTGGGATACCCCGACGCTTCAGGCGCCAACCGCAGCACCAACAGCACCCGCAGCGACGTGGCCATCCTGGCCAGCTACGACATCAGCAACATGGCTCCCAAAGCCAACCCACCCATCCGTGACCGCGTGGCCGCTGTGCAGGCAGCCTTAGAGAACGGCAAGGGTGAAACGCGGCTGTGGGTGCATCCACGCTGCCGCAAGCTGATTGAGTGCCTAGAGCTGCAGAGCTACAACGAGCGAGCTGAGCCCGATAAGGAGGCCAATTACGACCACATGAACGATGCTGCCGGCTATCTGGTGCATCGCGTCTTTGAAGTGGGCCGTGCCACCGCAGGCAAAGCCGTGCGCAATCTGCGCCTCTACTAAACGGAAAACTAAGGGAAAAATCCGTGCTAACTACATCTTCCGCCTCGCTGGCCTTTACCGGCACCATCCTTGATCTCAAGGTGGAAGATCCAGGCATGGCCTGGCGGCGGATGGAGCCCCGCTGGGAACTCATCGAATCTCTCATCGGTGGCACTTTGCTCATGCAGGCTGCAGGCCGTCGCTGGCTGCCGCAGGAGCCCAAAGAATCTGACGACAGCTACAAGGCCCGCCTAGCCCGCTCCGTATGCCCGCCGTATTACCAACGGCTCGAAACAATGCTGGCCGGCATGATCAATCGCAAGCCGGTCCGCCTCGATAACGTCAACGAGACCATCACTGAACACCTGTTCGACACGGACCTGCAAGGCAACGACCTCAACGTCTTTGCTTTTGACCTGTCCCGCAAGACCATCCGTTATGGCCACTGCGGTGTGCTGGTGGACTTTCCCCGTGGCGATGAGAATGCCCAAGGGGATCGGCCCTATTGGCTGACCTACACGCCCCGCGACATCCTCGGCTGGCGCACGGACATCCTCAACGGCACCCAGAAGCTCACCCAGCTCCGCCTCCGTGAGCAAGTGGTCGCCCCGTATGAAAGCGGTAACGGCTATGGCGAGCAGATCATTGAACAGATCCGCGTCCTAGAGCCCGGCAGCTTCCAGTTGTTCCGCAAGACGCCCAGCAAGAGCGGCGACTACGAACTCGTCGCAGAAGGGCCCACCACCCTTGATGAGATCCCCTTTGCGGTGGCCTATGCCAACCGCGTCGGCCAACTGGAATCCACCCCACCGCTAGAAGAGGTGGCATTCCTCAACCTGCAGTCGTACCGGGTTGGCTCTGACCTGAGCAATCAACTTCATATTGCGGCTGTGCCTCGGTTCCACCTCTATGGCGTGCCGGCAGAGCTAGATGAAATCACCGCAGGGCCCGACTCGGCCATGGCCCTGCCCGTCGATGCACGCGCAGAGTTTGTTGAGCCCCAAGGCACCAGCTACCAGTTCCAGTTCCAGCAGCTGGAATCCATCCGCGAGCAGATCAACCAACTGGGCCTCGCTGCCGTGATGGGCCAAAAGAATGTGGCCGAATCTGGCCTTTCTAAGGCCATGGACCGCAGCCAAGGTGACTCGGCTCTGATGACCGTGGCCCTTGGCATCCAAGACACCATCGACAACTGCCTCAAGTTCCACGCGGCCTACCTGGGCATCAGCAACCCGGGCAACAGCATGGTCAACACTGACTTTGTAAGCCAGCGCATTGAACCCGGTCACGCCGCCGAACTGATGAAGCTCTGGCAATCGGGCGCCATTACCCAAGAAACGCTGCTGATCCAATTGGCCGATGGTGAATGGCTTTATGACGACTTCTCAGTGGACGATGAGCTAGAGGCCACCGCCGCCCAGCAGCAGTCCCGGCTAGAAGCGCAGGAGGCTCAATTGCAAGGTGCCATCAACGAGCTGCCAACTGCACCAGTTGCCGAAAGCATCTTGGAAGAGCAACAGGAAACCTAGGTCAAGCAACAATTGCAAATCATGGCCAGTTCTTACAAGCGCGACAAAAATGGTCGTTTTGCAAGCGCTGGCGGCGGCGGAGCCAAGCCCAAAGCCGGCTCGGCCGTGGCGGCAGCAGCAAAAGACAGCGCAAAGCGTGCCGCTTCACGACTTAAAACCCTTGACAAGCAAGACAGCAAAATTTCAAAGGCAATTACCAGTGCCAAAAAGGCAGGGGACCAAAAATCCCTTAGCCGGCTTGCCGGAATGCTTGCCGATAATCGCAAAATGAGGGCTCGAATCAAAGCAGGAGGTCGGTCCTGATCGGTCAGACCATAAGCTGCCAACTGCACCAGCCGACGATGAGCAAGAAGCCAACAGCGACGATGGCGAGGATGCCTAGCATCAATAGCTGCATCTTCCCAAAAGGAAGTAACATCTAAAGCGTAACGACTTGGTATTTATGTCTGAGGAAACCTCTGCCCCTGTGGAGC